GTGGTTTTGCAAAGAGGCTTGTTGCTCTGCTTGTTGCTGTTGTGCAATGCGTTGCTGTTCTTGCCTGACTACTGCTAACTGTTTCTCACGCTGACTCTGTTCAGCTACCGCTACGGCATAACCGATAGGGTCTGTTTCCTTTAGAACATCTAAGTCCACACCCCGATTTTGCTGCGTAAGGAAGCTATCCAATGCTTGCAATTTCTGGGCATAAGCCAATCGCTCTTGTTTTACCTGCTCAAGATGATTACGCTCGGCTTCAATAGCCTTACGTTGTTCAGCAAGAGCCTGAGACTTTTTAGTGTAATCTGTGCCTTGTTGATAACCCTTGATAAGTTCATCGAGTTCGACCTCAACTTCCTCACCAGCAGCTTTGACTTTATATCTAGGCTTGGGCTGTTCAATTTCTTCAGATTCCTCTGAATACTCTTGCTCACCTTCATCAGATGCTTGTAGTTCTTCTGTTTGTTCCTCAGATTGGCCTTGTTCGGCTTCGTCAGAATCACCCATCAGTCCCTCAAACGCTGAAGCGGCTTGGTTTACATTTAGGCTTTCACTCCCTTGTGGGTTGGTGTTTTCCATTTGTCATCTCAAAAATCGCCAGAAACCTTCTGGACAGAGGGCAAGGTTTCCCTTACAGAATTTTCCACTTCTTCTCTCTAATCACAGTTTCCGAGGCTAAACCTTCAAGGTGTCCTGTAATTAGTTCCAATGTCTTGATGTGCCTATAAGCGTCTTCACGCCTATCAGATTCTTCCGCACTTGTGTTAATTATTACACTAATCTGCTCTTTTTTCAAATTATCTATGACTTCTTTGAAAAAGTCATCATTAAGCAGGTTTTTGGCCCATTGCGCTACGATTTGCTTGTCCATATTGGTTTTGTATTCCAGAAATAATATCGTTGATAGACAAACTGCTTGCAGGAGGCATACCCTGTTTGCTACCCAAAATGCCCATTAAATCGTTGTAACTCAGGTTTGATGGTTGGCTGTACTGTACAGGCTCTGGAACTTTGCCGTAATTGGGGTCAAGGAACTTCTCCCATTGAGTACCAATCAGCAAGTTACGATCACCAAAATTAATAGGTGTCAAAGGCGTAAATGGTGCTACTCCAGTCTTGGGAGGAGTTTTCCAATCTGTTGGAACAGGAACAACATCAAAACCAGTTGGTGTACCAGTATTAGACAAAGCAGCACCTGCACCAAGTAAGCCAGCAGCACTCAAAGCCAACTGAGCAACTTTAATAGGGTCTGTTTCTTTTGTCTTGGTTGTTGTTGTGTCTGTTTTAGTTGGTGTTGTTGTAGCAGTTACAGATGGCAAACTAGCTGTAATCGCATTGATTACTTCTTGAGTTGTAACAGGACGATTGCTAGTGACAACTTGTTCAGCAATCGTAGCAGCTTGAGTAGGAGTTACTGTAGGTAAAGTAGCTGTAATTGCATTAATTACCTCTTGTACAGTCGCTGGTCTGTTTCCTGTAACTTCAAGATTAGCCAAGTTTGCAGGTGTTTTTACATTAGCAGCAATCTGACTGTTAACCAAATCTACAGCTTCTTGAGTACTCATTTGTGTAGCTTTTGGTGCAGACACAGTAAGCGTAGGAGTAGTAGACGCAATAGTGTTTAATGTATTGCTCAATGATGGTGTAGTAGGCGCAGTAACAGAGACAGTACCACTATCAGCAACTGGAGTGGATACAGCAGTTGGTGTTGTTACAGTTTGTGCTGTGTCATAGACACTTGCAGGGTTTGCCAAGAAACTCTTAATTTGAGCATCTGACATACCAGCCCGAGCAAGGTCATTTCTAAAGTTAATATCAAGAGCATCGTTAATCTGATCTTGCGTCATGTTGGTAAAGTCAACAGGAACATCTTGGTATTTGATGGCATTGGATAATTCATTGCCACCATAAACTAAACCACCACTTAATAAACCTGTCTTAAGTGCGTCTTCAAGACTAGCACCGCCAGCAGCAGCAGCACCACCTTTAAATAATCCTGTACCAACTGCTTGTGCTGTAGAACCAGTAAGACCTAAAGCATTACCTAATGCACCACCACCACCTAAACCCAAGAAAGCAGCTTGAACTACAGGATCATTAAAAGCATCTGCTAAACCACCAAAGAATGATTGGTCTTCTTTGGTTTTTATCGTGTTTACAAGTTCACCAGTAGGACTTAAAACTTGAACGTCTGAACCAACAGGGGATTTATAGTTAACATCACCTGTAGTTTTTTCAACGTAAATGTTTTCAATACCAACAACTTGCCTATCTTCTCCAGAACCTCGAACCTCATATTGAGGCGCAATGCGAGTATCTCCAAGAGTAACTGACGTACCTTCAGGGACTGTTTCAGCAGCCCTAGAAATTACTTCTCCAACAGGAATACCAAATGTAGAAGAAACTTGTTCAGGACTAATACCTTGTGTTTCCATTAAAGAAACAATCTCAGCATCCGACATATTCGGATTTTCAAGAAAGATATTGAATAGTTCTTCGTTAGTTACAGCCATGATTAGCCTTTAATCTCTACATTAGATGTAATGCCAGCACCAATTTTCATTGCTTTCAATTGGGCTTCTGCTTCAAACTCTTGTTGCTTCATTGCAAAGTAAGCCTGTTGTTTCTCACGCTCTAATTGCAACTTAGCCAATTCTTTCTCACGCATCATCTGCATCTCAGCAGCAGCTTTCTGTTGAGCCATTTCTGTATCAATCTGCATCTGTTGTTGCTTCAACTGAATGTCAGCTTGTGCCTTGGCTTGGTTAGCTTGAATCTCAGCTTGAGTACGAGCCATAATTGCCTGTACTTCTGGAGGCATTTGTTGCTCTTGTGGAGGAGGATTCGAGAGCATCTGGTCTTGCTCTGGTGTGATTGGCTTGTAGAACTCTGAAGAATCCTTAAAGCCAGCAATCTCAACCATGCGTCCCAAGGTAGAACGATACTGAGCAGGGGAAACGTAAGGATTGGCAGGGCCGTACTGAGCAATCAACTGCTCTTGTTTAGCCAGAACCATTGACAGCATAGCCATCTGCTCTTGTCGGTTACCAGCACCCAAACCAACATTGATAGACACATCATATTGGTTAGCCCATGTACGAGGGTCAAACTCTACGAATTCGCCACGCATACGAACCATACGAGCCTTGTCTTGGTACTTGCACAGCAAATGCAAGATGCCTTGGAACAAAGACTTAACGCCTGTCTCAGCAAAGATACGAGCCATTAGTTCGATCTTACCTGCGCCAGCTTGTTGCATAGAAGCTACAGCAGCAGCAGTCACATTCTGCAAGATAGAAGGGTCTAAGCCTTGTGAGGCATCAGATACGCCTGTACGCTTAGATTGGACTGTATCCAAGTACTGAAGCATTGGGAAAGCAGCTTGCGCCACGTTCTGCACAACCAACTGTTGCACAGCACCCTGTGACTTGGCACGAATAACACCACCTGCTGTAGATGTAAGCAAGTCATCAAGGTTTACCTGACCTTCAACAGCAACTACTCGAGCATTGTTTGTCAGATATAAGTTATCCAACATCTGACGAGTAATAGTGGTCTTAATCAGTTGCAGATCAGTAGTGCGATCAGCAAGTGAGTTACCAAAGAACTTGTGTGGAATTGGGATTGGGCAAATTGAGTGGAAAGGAACATAGTCCACTTCCTCAACCATTTCCTTACCTTTTTCGTCTTGCAGAATCTCGTTTGAAGCGTAGAAAACCTGAGTCAAAGTGGCAATACCTTTGCCATCCATATCAGTTTTTACATAGCACTCAAACACTTCAATCTCTTGCATTGAAGGGTCATCAGTCTGGACTTGGTAAGGTTGCTCACCTGCTGAGTAACGAGCAACTCGCTCTGGTGTGTAGGCAAGAGCATCATCCATCTGCAATGATTCAACTTGCTTCTTGTTGAAACCCATAGCAATCAGATCACTACGAGTCAACATCTGACGATGTGCCACGAATGGGCTGTCAGCAATAGTACGAGCCTTCTTGCTAATCAAGAACTCCTCTGGAGGAACATTCTCAATCGTTACTTTGCCTGACTTCTTACGCTTTTGGACTACGACATTGTGCGTAGCACCCATCACAGGCATACCAGTTGGGTCTATTACTGGCTGACCCATTGGGTCATAGATTGGGAATTCTGTCGTATCTTGCTCAACGATTTCCATTGTCTCATCACTCATCAGCATAGCTAACTCGTCATCAGACAGGTCAAAGTAACGCTCTTTTGTCAGGTCTTCTTTGTCTTCCCAATAAGCCTTAACAATGCCATTCTTCTGCATCAAAGCATCTTTGAACCAGTCATGCAGAATAGCCACACCTGCATTGTCTTTGGTGAAGACCCAATTGCAGTAATCTGTGGCTTGCTTTGCGGAGGCTTCGTCTTGTGGGCCTTGTGGCTCAAAGACTACGATATTGTCTGAGCCTGTAAAGATACGAACTAAGCTAGGAAGTGCGCCATCAATGGCTTCTGCTACTTCTCCAGTAACGATCTGAGACTTACCCTCAACCTCATTACCATATGGCTGTCGTAGATACGCTTCCAGAGCCTGTTTGCGCTGGTCAACAGTCTCTGTTTCAATGTAGCCAATAGCATCATCAATCTCTGCTTGGAGTATTGACTTCAGTTCGTTCTGTTGCATTTTTGTCCTTTGGAGGGCGACCCATTCGGGGTTTGTCCAATTTTAACTCTTTTATCATATTTTCCAACAGTTCGACACGCATTTCAAGTTCTTTTACTTTTGGGGCTAGATTTACCCCTTGACGCTCTAAATACATCAGACAATCCATTTCGGCATTTGGTTAATCGGTTTAGACCATGTACTGTGACCTTCATCAAGTCCAAGGGCTAAGTATCGGAATGAGTCAGAACCATGAGAAGACCAGTCATGTAGTGGTCTTTCATAGAAAATCTTACGCTTCTCATCGTAGTCTCTGCGGTAGTTTCTCAGGCAATTCAGTCCTATTTGCACCTTTGGTACATTGAACCAGCACCTTGGCAAGAGTCTACGAACAGCCTGAATACCATCATCTAAGCCCATACGAGGCGCAATCTTTATCTCTAGTCCTGCTTCCTCAAGCATCTCTAGTCGGCTCTTTCCAGAACCTAACTCTCTCACCCTAACGTCATGGGGCAAGATATGCTCTGCTTTGATGTAGTCGTTATCTCTAATCCACTTCACATAGTGGTCTAAGCCTACGCCATGATTCTCGTAGTAATCCAGTAATCTGACCTCAGAGCCTACCAACTGAGCAACCCAGATTGATGTTGAGTCACCCATTCCCAAGTCCCAAGCAGTAAAGGTACGGCTTAGTTCCTCTCTGGGAATCTCCTGCATATGCTTCTTGTCTTCCAGTTCGTTCAGGATTTGACCATAGTACGAACCCTCTACAGCAGCGTCAAAGCTACATTCAAACTCCTGCCGAAACTTGTCCTCCCCCAGCTCATTACGAGCAGCCTTCAGTTCTGCCTCATCAACTACCCCTGTCTCAGAGGCTCTGAACTCTAGAAGTCCCCATCCTTCTTCTTTCTCTGCCCTATCTCGCAGTTCTTTGAAGTGGTTGTGTCCCTTTGGCGTACCAATGAACAAGCACCAGCCTTTTCGGTCAGCTAGTGCAGGACGAACGATATCAGTCCAAATCTTAGGATTCTGGTCACCAATCTCATCTAGGATTACCCCATCAAAGTACTGACCACACAAGGCTTCAGGGTTATCAGAGCCATATAACTGGATACGCCTACCCCAGAAGTCAACTCGCAACTCAGAGATGTTGTTAGTGCCACCTAGCGGTGTAGCGTACTTCACCAGATAGTCCCAAGCCACTCGTTTAGCCTGTCCATATGTCGGGGCTATATAAGCGTATCTAGGGGCTTCCTTTTGGTTAAGGATAGCGTCCTTGATGATGTGGTTAATCGCAGAGACAGTCTTGCCCATGCGCCTATGAGCAACAACAACACCAAAACGCTTGTCATCCATCAAGTCATGGATAGCAAGCTGTTGTTCTCTGGGTTTGTAAGGTATCTCGATTACTTCTGCCATTGGACGCTTATCTGAATGTCTTTACCTTCTTCTCCAGTTACCTGAAGTGGTAAGACTTTACCTATAAGTCCCATGAAAGCCTGTGGGTGGCTCTCGGCTTTGTCGATGAGATATGAAACGCCACCAGCACCCTCAAGTGCTTCGAGAATCATCTCTCTAATGGCAGCATTGCCTTTGTCTAGGCTTCCTTTAGGTCTGCCAGAGCCTTGTCTAGCACCACCTCTATTTGAAAGGTTTGATTGTTTTTCAATCATGGTTGTTTGGCTCCTCTAGGGTTGGTCAAGGTTAAGTTAGTAATTACTGACCTAGTAGACTTGGCATCAGTTCATAAATCTTTTTACGCTGTTCTTCGTCTGCTAGTAGTCCTAATGGTAACACACCAGCTAACAAGTCTGGAGGCGCAACACCTCTTTGCAATGCTGTCTCAGCATCCCTTCTAAAAGGGTCAAAAGCAGCAAACCTTGAACGAACTGTCTCAGGATTAAAAACAGCGATAGTTGGATAGTTATCACCAGTTGATTCCCTTAGACGCATTGAGTCGTAACCCTTACTTTTTAAGTAATTAACAACAGGCTTTGTCTCATACATCATGTAATTGCCACTAGCAAACAAGTCTTGCAATTTTGGCGGGATATCATTAGCTGCAAAGTATTCAGACAATACGTCCATGTCTGTTTCAGGATTGAATGTCTTATTTGCCTGAATCTTTACTGGATAAACTGTGTCAAAAAGTCCAGTAGCATTGCCTCTTGTGCCAAATTCTCTTTCGTTTTCTGCTCTTGCAGCAGCACTCATCTTGTCATACGCAGCATTAAATTCTTCGCCTTGTAACTTTTCAAGCAATTCGTTATTAGTATTTTTGTATTTGTTTTGACGATATAAATCTTCTGCTGCCTTGATTTCGTCTTCAGCACCAATTCTTTGGTTTAGCTTTCCTTTGCCAATCCATTTACTAGCAAACTCTGGGTCTTGTGTAGCAAAAGCCAAGTTATCGTCATATCCTGCTTTGAACAGACCAGTAATATCTTGCTTACTTCCATGATAGGCATCAGTAGCGACACCCATAGCAGCAGCCCTCATCTCTGGCGTATTGTCTTTAGGAAGTCCTAAACCTCCTTCCTCAATAGGTAGAGCAGCGTTTCTTTGGGCTGTGTCTAGTGCTTCTTGTCTTGGTGCTGATTTTGTTGGCAAATCTTCAAGAAGACTTTTAAGCAACTCATCATCACTTATTTTTGATGGTACTTGCTTTCTTCCTGCATGAGCAGGATCATAAGACTCAACATCAATGACATTCATTGGCAGTTCTGTCTTACCTGCTTGCATTGCTAGGTCAGTACGATGGTTGCCATCATAAATTACATATTCGCCAGTCTCAAGACGCAAAGCTAAAGGTTTATCACCATACCCCTTAACTAAATCACCTGCGTGTTCCCCTTTATTAAATTTATCCCAATTTCTAGCGCTTTGGAAACTTACAACTTCAGATAAAGGAACAGTCTCAACTCGACCATGCTTTTTCATTTGTTCAACTGTTGGAACATCAGGCATTGTTAAACTTTGAGGACTTGGAATTTTTGATTCAAGCAATCCTTTTTTACCAACATTCTCAATGCTTGCACCTACTGGCAAACCTTTAGTAGCTTTAGCAGCGCCAGCAGCCATAGGAAGAAGCGTCATAGCAGCCTCTACCGCTTCAGCACGAGGCTTAGTGGTCATGCCTCTACCAGTAGTCAATGGCTCGCCATAAGCCATTCTTTCCATTGTCTGTTGGACAGCAGGAACTCCCAAGAGATTCATCAACATCTCTACAGGAGGATTCTCATAACCAAAAGGCTTTGCCCCAAACTGTTGGACTTTCTTTAGTCGGTCAGCAAGTAAACCCATTACTGGGTTGACCATTGGAGTAGCCCTTAGTTCTGCCATTATTTCATCCTGCCCATCTTTTTAGCAGCTTTTGACATAGCAATGGCAATAGCTTGGTCACGGCTCTTTACCACCTTGCCACCTTTGCCAGAGTGCAGAGTACCTTCTTTGTACTCACCCATCACCTTGCCAACTTTTTTCTGACCAGCTTTTGTCATTTTCATTTTTTAGGCTTCTTTGCTTTGTTCTTTGCAGTACGCTCACCACGCTCAGGCATGGGTTTAGTCTTCTTCTGCATAAGTTTCTGCATCATCTCCAGAGCCTGTTGATTCGTTGTTCCCATGATTTTCTTCCTCGGTTATTGGCCCACCACTAATCCATGCCTCACAAGTTCTCTTGGAAGCACACTTAAAGTCAAACACTTCACAATAGCCTAAGTCACCAGCATCAATGACTTCCCATGCGTCCATCTCGCCATCCATCTCCAAGCCTGATTCGATGCAAGCAAGCATCTTAGGGGTTTGGATAAATGCAGCGCAGTTACCGCAACGAGACTTTTTAGCTTGTTCTGGGGAGTTTCTCCATGCTTTACTGATTTCACGCCAGTAAGTCATGTTGGCTTCGTTGGGATTCATTGGGCCATAGTTCGCCTTCTCAATCGCCTTCTCACGATTCTCAAGATTGACAGCAATATCACCTGTCGCTACTGGACAGGCTTCGCCCTTCTTCTCTTGGCTTTGAATTTCAATCTCAATTTTTACAGATGGCTCA